GTAGTCGGTAATGAAAACCGTCCACGGAATATTGCTTTTTTAGCTTGTATTAAATACTAGGTGAAATTATGACTGGGAAAATTGTTTATCAAACTGATACAGCTGGTTTATTCGTTGGGGAAACTTGGGCTGATTTATCTCCTGAAGAAAAGGATGTTTACCACATTCCGAAAGGGTGTGTAGAGGCGCCTCCACCGAATGAATGGAATGATGATGTTTGGCCACGTTGGGATGGTGCAGAATGGATATTAATCCCGAAACCTAAAGTTCAGGTGCCATTAACTGCAGAGCAAAAGTTAGCAGAGTTTTTGCAGAGTAATCCTGATGTGATGACTTTAATTAATAAATAAGTGCATTTGTATATAACTCATATACAAACCTTAAAACATGACTTAAAAACTCCAATTTGTAAGCCTGTGATCTGAAAACCAACCAGAATACAGGCTATTTTTATGGCTCTAGATTATCACCACGGTGTCAGAGTTTTAGAACTCAATGATGGCACTCGTCCCATTCGTACAGTATCCAGCTCAGTGATTGGTATGGTCTGTACTGCATCTGATGCAGATGCAACAAAATTTCCTCTAAATACACCAGTGTTATTGACCAATGTTCAAGCTGCTTTGGATAAAGCAGGGGATCAGGGTACTTTGGCTCGTTCACTTCAAGCAATTGCAGATCAAACCAATCCTGCAACTGTAGTCGTGCGTGTAGAACAAAAAACCGATGCAGCTGAACAAACTTCCGAAATCATCGGTGGTTCGGTCAATGGTAAATACACTGGTATGAAAGCCTTGCTTGCAGCTGAAGCTCAGCTAGGTGTGAAACCACGGATCTTAGGTATTCCTGGTCTTGATACATCTGCCGTTTCAGTTGCCTTAGTCTCATTAGCGCAAAAACTGCGTGGATTTGCATATCTTTCTGCAAATGGCTGTGAAACGAAAGAAGAAGCTCAAGCGTACCGTCAAACTTTTGGTGCACGTGAAGCCATGCTTATCTGGCCAGATTTCTTAGGCTGGGATACTGCGACCAATGCAACCACCACTTTTGAAGCGACTGCTCGAGCACTTGGCCTACGAGCAAAAATCGATAATGAAACAGGTTGGCATAAATCGCTTTCTAACGTTGCTGTTAACGGTGTGACAGGCATTAGTAAAGATGTGTATTGGCAGTTGCAAGATCCTGAAACGGATGCTGGTTATCTCAACCAGAATGACATTACTACACTTATCCAGCGCGATGGCTTCCGTTTTTGGGGTTCTCGTACTTGTTCTGATGATCCTCTGTTTGCATTTGAAAACTATACACGTACTGCGCAAATCCTTGCAGATACCATGGCAGAAGGGCACATGTGGGCGGCTGATTTACCACTTACACCTGGTCTAGCCAAAGACATTATTGAAGGCATTAACGCCAAAATGCGTGAAATGACTCAAAGCAATTATTTACTCGGTGGTGAGTGTTGGCTAGATCCAGTCATCAATACAAAAGAAGTCCTCAAGTCAGGCAAGTTCTATATCGACTACGACTATACACCTGTTCCACCACTTGAAAACTTAGTGTTACGACAACGCATTACTGACCGTTACTTGGTCGACTTTGCTTCGCGTGTAACCGCTGGATAAGGAATAGATCATGGCTCTACCAAGCAAATTAAAACTCTCAAACCTATATAACGAAGGTAATTCATATCTTGGCCAAACGGGTGAAGTCACATTACCAAAATTGACGCGCAAGATGGAAAACTGGCGTGGCGGTGGTCTGAACGGTCCAATTAAATGGGATGCAGGTATTGGTGATGATGCAATCGATATGACTTGGAAACTCGGTGGTATTGACAAACTCATTTTAAAACAATGGGGTGCTGCCACAATTGGTGCAATCGGTTTACGTTTTGCTGGTTCATATCAGCGTGATGATACAGGTGAAGATACTGCAGTCGAAATCGTAGTCCGTGGCCGCCATGAAGAAATCGACTTTGGTAATGCCAAACAGGGTGATGATACTGAAACAACAGTCAAAACAGTTTGGTCATATTACAAACTCACTATTGATGGTGAAGTTGCTATCGAAATTGATATCCCTGGTGTCAAAGAAATGGTTAATGGTGTGGATATGCTCGAAAAGCACCGGGCCAACATCGGTTTAATTTAACTTTCCATCCCTCTGTTCATTCCCCCGTGAGCAGAGGTTTTTTTATATATTTTTTGGAGCTTCACCATGCAAACTTTAGAGCAAGTAGAAAACACTGCAACCATTAATCTAGATGTTCAGACTGTAGATCTTGATAGCCCAATTATGATGGGAAATCTAGAAATCAAGTCTCTAGAAATTCGAAAACCTAATTCAGAAGCATTACAGGGATTGAAAATTGCTGACCTATTACAAGGTGATGTCTCCTCAATTTTCACGATTTTGCCTCGTATTAGTTCACCAACGTTAACAAAGACACAGATCCGTCAGCTTGAACCTTCGGATATTGCCCAAATTGGTGGGGTAATCTTACTTTTTTTGCAACCGAAATCAGCTCGTGCGGAAGTATTACGCCAACAGTAGACGATGCAATAGCAAATATTGCGGTGGTCTTTCATTGGCCGCCGCAAGCCTTTAGAGATATGTCACTCAGTCAACTGATGCAATGGCATCAAAAAGCCATTGATCGTAATGGAAATGATGCCGAATGAAACCCTTAAAACTTGAAGTCCTGTTTGGATCAAAAGATAGTTTAAGTCCAGCTCTCAAGTTAATGATTGGAAGTAGCAATGCTGCTTCCAAAGCATTAAAAAATACCCGTGATGAATTAAAACGACTTAATGACCAACAAAAGCAATTAGATTCATTTAAAAAGCTCAAAGAGGATGTTAAACAAGCCTCTACTGAACTAGAACGCAATAAAAAAATAGTACAGTCACTGCGCGAGCAATTAGCGGTAAATCCAGATGCTAAATTGACAAAAGAATTAAAAAAGGCAGAAACACAAGTTAAGCAATTAACTAAGGTCGTGACTGAAGGTCGACCACGTCTCATTGAACTTCGAAATGAACTAAACAATGCTGGCTTAAAGTCAAAAAACTTTGCTGATCAGCAGCAGGAATTAAAAGAAAAAATTAATGCAGCAAATACATCAATCGACAGTCAAAAAAATAAGCTTGAAAACCTGAACCGTTTCCAGAAATCACATAGCAAGATGTCGGGGAATGTACGGACCGCAGCTATGTATGGAGCTGGTATGGCCGCAACTGGTACAGCTGCCTTATATCAAATACGTAAACCAATTGATGAATCCAAACGAGTGGATGTTGAAGAAAACCGTATTGCATCATTAGGTTTTGGGAAAAAAGCTACAGATGAAGCAATTCAGTACGCTAAGGCAATGAAAACTTTTGGTACCAGTACGCTAGATAATTTAACCCTGGTTCGTGATGGTGTCACAGCTTTTGGCGATGTACATCATGCCCAATGGGTAGCTCCAACACTGGCCAAAATGAAATTTGCGAATGAAGCCATGTACGGTGATCACGGTGTAGAAAATGAAAAAAAATTCATGGATATGCTTAAAGTCATTGAAATGCGTAATGGTTTAAAGAGCAAAGAATCATTCCAAGAACAAGCCAATATTAGTCAACAAGTGATTACCGCCACAGGTGGACGTGTGCAAGCTGAAGAATGGCTCAATGTAATCAAGACGGGTGGAATTGCTGCCAAAGGCATGGATAACAAGGCGTTCTATTACAAAATGGAACCTTTAGTTCAGGAAATGGGTGGGCATCGTGTAGGTACTTCAATGATGTCGGCTTATCAAAACTTATACCAGGGCAGAACAACCCAACGAGCAGCTGCAAATCTCGATAAATTTGGTCTAATCGGTGACTATTCGAAAGTTAGACATAATAAGACCGGCGATTTATCTTATTTAGATATTGGAGCGATTAAAGGTGCAGATCTCTTTAAAAAAGATCAATTCGCTTGGATGGAGAAAGTTCTTGTACCAGCTCTTAATGCTAAGGGAATAACAAAAGAAGGGGATGTCATCGATGCGATCGGAAGCATCTTTAGTAACCGAACTGCTTCTAATCTATTTGCTCAGATGTATATGCAACGTGATCAGATCCATAAGAATGCCAAGCTGAATGAAGGTGCATTCAATATTGATCAACTCAATACACAAGCTCAAGGTACAACTTCGGGTAAAGAGTTAGAAGCAAGAGCTAAGCTTAATGACGCATATTTACAGTTTGGCCAGACTATTTTACCGATTTATACCCAAGCACTCGTGATGGCTTCAAATGCTTTACAAGGTTTTACGGGCTGGATGCAACAGAACCCAACGTTGGCAAAAGCATTAGGTACCGGTCTTTTATTAATTGCTGGTGGACTAGTTGCTATTGGAGGATTGCTTCTTGTTTTCTCACCACTGATTTTAAGCATGTTAAGTCTGCGTCTCATGATGGTGACACTGGGTGTGCAAGGAAGTGCGTTAAGCTTTGCATTCCGACTACTTCTATCTCCTTTTTCATTATTAAGAGGAGCGATTACTGGAGTCGGATCCGCACTAATGTGGTTAGGCCGTTTAGCGATGGCACATCCACTTTTAGCCTTAATTACTGCAGTCGCTTTTGGTGTCTATTTGATATACAAAAATTGGGACACTATTGGTCCTTATTTCCAAAATGTTTGGAATCGGATTAAAGGGTTCTTCCAAAGCGGTATTGGCAATATCTCAGCAACTATTCTGAATTGGTCACCACTTGGCCTGTTTTATTCTGCGTTTGCAGCTGTGATGAATTGGTTCGGTTTTGAGTTACCAACCAAATTTTCATCATTTGGCGCAAATATTATTAATGGCTTGATTAACGGTATCAAATCGCACTTCCCGAAATTAAAAGAAATCTGGAATACCGTTGCAGATTACATGCCTGATTGGTTGAAACAGCGAATGGTTATCCGAAGTCCTAGTCGTGTAATGGCAGGTCTAGGTGGGCATATCGTAGGTGGTATTGGTATGGGTTTAACTCAAGCCTTTCCTGAGTTAAAGAACAAATACAATCAAGTTCTTAATTTGTTCACCAATAAAACTCAATCACCTGCTATGGATCAGATTGATATTGCTGCTCCAGTCATTTCAAAAATACAAACCGCACCAAATTTAACATCACGTCGTCAGTCTTCATTGGCTGTGGCTGGAGACACTTATACGATTCATATTCATGCTGCACCAGGACAAATGGTTCAGGATCTCGAGCGTCAAATTGAACAAGTAATTAATCGATTACAACGCGATAAATTGTCACGTGTACGCACAATCATGGCAGATCAGGAGTAAATCACATGATGATGATATTGGGTATGTTCCCGTTTAGCATCCCGACTGCGGTTTACCAGCAGTTACAGCGCAATACCAATTGGCGGCATCCAAGTAATTCACGGGTTGGTGATATGCCTGCCTATCAGTTTGTTGGTAGGGGGGAAGATACGATTTCTTTAGAGGGAAGTATTGTGCCGGAGTTTGGCTCTCAGATGAGTATCACAGCTTTACGCACCATGGGTGATACAGGTAAAGATTTTCCGCTTATCGCGGGAACAGGTAAAGTTTTTGGTCTTTATCACATTGATGATTTGCAAGAAACTCAAACTTATTTTTTTACCGATGGCACCCCTCGCAAAATTGAGTTTAGTTTAAAACTGACGCAAGGAAAGAAACCAGGAACTCTCATCGGCAATACTGCAGGCAAATTGATAGGCTTATTATGACCCTTATTTCCGCAATAAATTCAGTTGTTGATGATGTACTTCAAGCCAGTTCTGTTCCAATTTATAGACTTGTTGTTGATGGCGTGGATATCTCATCTAAGGTCAACAATCGCTTAGGGCAAATGCGTATTGAAAACAAACGTGGTTTTGAAGTTGATACGCTGGATTTAACATTGTCCGATCATGATGGCTTACTTGAAATTCCAAGTAAGGGTGCAGTCATTCAAGCGTGGCTTGGTTGGCAGCATTCTGGACTAGTTTATAAAGGTAGCTACATCGTTAAAGAAGTGGAGCATGGCGGAGCACCTGATACACTTCGGATCCGTGCGACCAGCGCAGATATGAAAAAGTCCTTAAAGCAAAAAAAGGAACGTAGCTTTGATGATATTGCTTTGGGTGATCTGATAAGAAAAATTGCAATCGAACATGATCTCAACGATAAAGTCTCTGAAGAGCTGGCCAAACATAAAATTATTCATATCGATCAAAATGAATCAGACGCAAATCTACTCACTCGTTTAGCAGATGAGCATGATGCAATAGCAACTATTAAAAATGGTACTTTACTTTTTATGCCGAAAGGCCAGAGCCAGACCATTTCTGGCCAAGATTTACCTACTAAAATTTTGACCAGGACAATGGGCGATGAACATCGTTATAGCTATAGTGATGGCGGTGAAGAAGTCACTGCAATTCGTGCTTTTTATTACGATGAGAAGATGGCCAAAAAACTTGAAGTCATTGTTGGCGATCAATCTAACGAGAATATAAAAGAATTACGTCATATTCATCGTGATAAACAAACTGCAACTTTAGCTGCAAGAGCCAAACTTAATCACTTTAAACGAACAGCCGAAACGCTCACTTATAAACTGGCCAAGGGTATTCCAGATCTTGTACCGGAGCAGACTTTTTTATTTATTGGGATCAAAGAACAAATTGACGAAATTTATTGGCTTGGAACAACTATCACCGATACGCTAGACAGTTCTGGTGGATATACAACAGATCTTCAGCTTGAGGTTTTTTTCCCAGATGCAGATGATGTGTCCGAATTATTTGAAGACCAATTTGTTTCAGAAAAAGATAAAAAATGGACTGGAGTCGTTGTTTATTAT